CTATGCTCCGAAATATATACAAGACAGGCAGATTCCAAGAGCTTATTGGTCAGAAATATTCTACACCAATGCGTTCAAGGACTTTCTAAACTCTACGTTTCCAGATCACGGTAAAGAAGACGTTCCCAATGATTCTCGCATCATTCTTTTCTATACAAACGAAAAGGGTGAGATAACTAATGTTGCTGGAAGAGCACTGGGTGACAGTAAAATTCGATACTGTACAGTAAAAATCTCAGATGAGAAGAAACTGTTTGGATTACATAGACTGAATCAAAAAGAAACTGTTTATGTATTGGAGGGTCAGTTCGATTCATTCTTTGTTCCAAATAGTGTTGCCAGCGGTGATAGTAATCTTGGTGCTGTTCCAGAGTTTCTATCCGAGTCTGAGTGTGTTCTAATATTTGACGTAGAACCCAGAAATAAAGAAATCGTAAAACAAATAGAAAGAAGTGTGAATGCTGGCAAGACGGTATGTCTCCTACCCCACAATTTGCCTGGTAAAGACATAAATGAAATGGTGATGAATGGTATGAGTGAATATGAAGTGATGAATATAATTCGCGAGAATACTTTTCAAGGTCTAACATCGAAACTTAAATTCGCAGAGTGGAGAAAATGCTGACAACGAAATACAAGTCAATATTCATATCTGATATTCATTTAGGTTCCAGAGGATGCAAAGCAGATGAACTTTGTTCTTTCCTAAAACACAATACAAGTGAGAACCTGTTTTTAGTAGGAGATATCATCGACGGATGGAGACTTCGTAGAAAATTCTTTTGGAAACAATCTCACACCAATGTGATTCGTAGATTTCTCACAGCATCAAAACGAGATACGAGAGTTGTCTATATCACTGGAAATCATGATGAAGATTTTAGAATGCTCTCTCCATTTTCTTTTGGAAATATAGAACTTTATAACCATTTCCGCTACAAAGCAGTGAACGGAAAAACATATATGGTAATTCATGGAGATTTGTTTGATGGTGTGTTGAGGACACGTTTGAAATTCCTGTATCATGTTGGAGATTTTGTTTACGAACAGCTATTAAGAGTTAACAATCTTCTACAAAAAATTCGTAGCGCACTAGGTCTTTCGTATTGGAGTCTTAGTGCGTATCTGAAAAATAAGACAAAGGAAGCACTCTCTTATTTGAATGATTTTGAAGATTTAATTACAGACTACTGTAAAAAGAAACACACTGATGGAGTAATATGTGGACACGTTCATCATCCAGCAATCAAGATGATAAATGACATAGAGTATATGAACGACGGCGATTGGGTAGAAAGTTGCACAGCACTTGTGGAACATCATGATGGCAAATGGGAGATTGTGGAATGGTTATCAAGAAAAGAATAGTAATCATCAGTGATGCTTGGTATCCTCAAGTGAACGGTGTAGTCATAACCTATACTAATATCATTCAGAATATAGATCACGAAATTTATGATGTAGAATTAATTGAACCCAGTCAGTTCAAGACTGTTCGTTTTCCTTTCTACAAGGAAATCGAACTTTCAATCTGCACAAAGAATAGAATGAAGACCATTCTAAAGAGCATGGAACCAGTGCATCGTTTTCATATAGCCACAGAAGGTCCATTAGGAGTTGCTGCAAAACGTGCATTAGATGAAATGGGTATTCGATACACTACAGCATATCATACCAAATTTCCAGAATACTTAAAAACAAATTGGGGATTTCCTTTGTCTATTTCTAATGCATTTTTCAATTGGTTTCATAGAAAGTCACGCATAGTGATGGTTCCTTCTGCATCTGTGGCTAAAGAAAAGGCACACTGGAATGTTCAGGTTTCTGGTAAAGGTTATGATGAACATTTTGTATTTGGAAAAAAGCTAGGACCAAGTGATGGTCTTTTGTTCTGGAATGACAACTGGCTCAATCGTTTTGATTATACAGATCAGGATAAAATTCTTCTCTATGTCGGCAGAGTGAGTAAAGAAAAGGGAATAGAGGATTTCTGTAAATTACATATTCCTCATACCAAAAAAGTTGTAGTAGGAAATGGACCAGATAAGAAAAGACTAAAGAAAAAGTATCCAGATGTTGAATTTGTTGGATATCAATTTGGTAAAAATCTTGCTTCATATTATAGACAAGCAGATGTATTTGTATTTCCTAGTAGAACCGATACATTTGGAATAGTTGTATTGGAAGCAATGGCATGTGGAACACCTGTTGCAGCATATCCAGTAACAGGTCCAATAGACCAAATTGTTAACGGTGTTAATGGTTATACAAGCCAAAGTTTAAGTAATGCGGTAATGAAATGTTTTGCTATTTCACGCGAAACAGTGTATAATAGTGTAAAGAATATATCGTGGAAGAAATCTGCCGAGCAGTTTATTTCACATTTGGAGGGATAATGGATAAGATTGATGTATTGAATGGTGGTTTTGTTAGACTCGTAGATCATATGGGTTCTGATCTTTCGATTGTTCGTGCTGCAAGAGTTTCTTACAATGCAGATTGGCGTGAAGGTGAAGAAAAGAGTGATGCGAAGCTCATTGGTTATTTAATGAAGAATCGTCACACAAGCCCATTCGAATCTGTGACATTCACATTCGAAGTAAAAGCACCAATCTTTGTGTTCCGTCAGTGGCATCGTCACCGTACTTGGTCATTCAATGAAATCTCTGCCAGATACACAGAACTTGATGAAGGTTATTATGTCCCAGAGTTGAACCAGATTACTACACAGTCCAAAGACAACAAGCAGATGCGAACAGAACACCAACATCCATACGCAGAGGCTTGGCGCGCAATGATGAACGATCAGTCTGCCAAGGCTTTCATCACATATAAGAAAATGGTTGAGGGTGGTTGCCCAAGAGAACTCGCACGCTCAGTTCTTCCAGTAGCGGCATACTCAAGAATGTTTGCAACAGTAAATCTTTTAAATTTATTTAGATTCATTTCTTTGCGTAGTCACGAACATTCTCAATACGAAATTCGCGTATACGCAGAAGCTATGTTAAATTTAATTAATCCAATCGTTCCTGTAGCTGTAAAGGCTTTTCAGGCAAATATATAAGACACCCCCAAAAATATAAAGAGGAACAATCATGCCTTCAAATCTTCCCACAATTTATCAACAGTTCATTGCCATTTCCCGTTACGCCAGATTCTTAGATGATCAAGGACGTAGAGAAACTTGGCAAGAAACTGTTGATCGTTACATAAAATTCTTTCAGAAGAAAACAAATAACAACAAAAAGATTCCGTGGGAGGAACTACAAAAAGCAATATTAAACCTAGAGGTGATGCCATCAATGCGTTGCCTCATGACTGCTGGACCAGCACTTGAGAAAGATCAGGTTGCTGGATATAATTGTTCATATGCTGTCATTGATAATCCAAAATCATTTGATGAAATAATGTATATTTTAATGTGTGGAACTGGAGTAGGATTCTCGGTTGAATCTCGTTACACCAACAAGCTTCCAGATGTTCCAGATGAACTTCATGATACAGAAACGACCATCATGTTCAAGGATAGCAAGATTGGATGGGCAACTGGTTATCGTGAGTTTATTTCTCTTCTTTATTCAGGTAAGATTGCTAGGTGGGATGTTTCCAAGATTCGTCCCGCTGGTGAGCGACTCAAGACTTTTGGTGGTCGTGCTTCAGGACCAGAACCTCTTATTGATCTTCTCAAGTTTACTCTTAATATTTTCACAAAAGCCCGTGGTCGCAAGTTGACCACATTGGAATGTCATGACATCGTATGTAAAATTGCTGATATTGTTGTCTGCGGTGGAGTTCGTCGCTCTGCTCTTATCTCTCTTAGTGATCTCAATGATGATCACATCAGAGCCTCCAAGTCAGGAGAATGGTGGACACACAATGGTCAGCGAGCACTCGCTAATAACAGCGCAGTATATGAACAGAAACCAGACATGGACACCTTCATGAAGGAATGGGTTGCTCTGTATATGTCTCGCTCTGGAGAAAGAGGAATTTTCTCCCGTGCAGCGTCACAGAACGCTGCTTCTAAGTATGGTCGCCGCGATCCAAAGTTGGACTATGGTACGAACCCATGTTGTTTACCAGAAGATGTAATCTTGACTGTTAGAGATTATGGTAATATTTCTTTAGGCGAATTGATTACCGAGATTGAGAAAAACCCAGACGGAGAATTCGAAGTTTTAGCATTTGTTGGGAATGCTCTAGTTTACACAAAAATATTCACTGGAAAAATGACCAGAAAGAATGCTGAATTAATTAAATTAGAAATAGAGGATGATTCTGGGGGAATTGTTGAATTGAAATTAACCCCAGATCACAGGGTATACACAAATAATAGAGGATATATTCGTGCTGATGAAATTTTAGAAACAGACGATATCATTTTATATAAATAGGAGTATGGATTACTACCTAGGGATATAAACAATGGCTGTTAAAATATTAGAAGATGAAGAAATTAGACAGTTTAAAGAATGGTACGGTAGACTTCAAAATGAGGATGATTATGGGGGGAATCAATTTGGTAAGTTCGTTAGTAAACGAGCTAATTGGTTATCTTGTAATCCATGTCCAATAGAAGGAAAAATTGTTCAATTATACCAATGTGGATATGGATATAAGACACTAGGTTCTTCTGAAAATCTCAATCTATCATATTCTCCAATGAGAAAATTATTGATTGATTATTGGCACGTTGATGTGAGGACAGGATATAGAGCTATAACGAGTAAATTGAAAGAACAAAGGGTTGTTAATTCTACAGGAAGTAAAAGTAATTGGTTCGATTGGACAAATAGAAAACCATGGATGCAAGAAAAAACAACTAGATCTATACAGGGATATTATAAGAAAAAATCAGGGGAATATGTTTGGTTGAGATCTACTTATGAATATATCTACGCAAAGTGGTTAGATGATAGAAATGTAGATTGGAGAATAGAAGTACAATCGTTTAGGTTGAAGAATGGAGAGAACTATAGACCAGATTTTTTCATTTACATGAACGACATGTTAGAATCTATAGTTGAGATAAAATCAAATTATTATACAGAAGAAACAACGTACAAATATAACATGTTCAAAGAAGAATACCCAGAGGTGAATTCATCTATCGTATTTAATATTGGTGTATTCACAAAATTAGGTTATCATAAGGAAATAAGAGAATGGAAAGCAAAAAGATTATTAAAGGCAGAGTTAGAAAAGTTAGCATAGTTTCTAATGAGGATACATATGATATACAAACAGAAACTAGTAATTTTTTTGCTAATGGTGTATTAGTTCATAATTCTGAAATTATTCTGCGTCCGTATCAGTTCTGTAATCTATCAGAGGTTGTCGTTCGTGCGACAGACACACTGGAAGATCTGAAACGTAAGGTACGCCTCGCAACCATTCTTGGAACACTACAATCCACTCTCTCTGACTTCCGCTACATCAATAAGAAGTGGAATAATAATACAGAAGAAGAACGTTTGCTTGGTGTTTCTCTGACTGGTATCATGGATCATCACGTTCTTAATGGTAGTGACTATTCTGGTTATCCAAATATGGGTCCAATTCCAAACTCAATCAATGCTTCTTTGCCAGTATGGCTTGCTGAAATGCGCGAACTTGCAGTAAAGACAAATGTAGATCTATCCAAGGCACTTGGAGTAGAAGCTGCGGCTGCTATTACTTGTGTGAAGCCATCGGGGTGTCAAACTTTAGATGGAAAGATTAAAACTTCTAAAGGAACTATGACAATGGGAGAAATTTTTGAATATTTTTCTTACGATCCTTCACAATATGATCAGGGAACCTTTTTGGTGGCTGGTTATAATGCAAAGAATTTTGAACAATTGTTCGTTTATGACGAAAACAACGAACCACAATTAATCACTAAACTATATGTGAATGGATATTCTGAAGTTTACGAAATTGAAGATGATTCTGGAAAAATTTGGAAATTTACTGGAAACCATGAAGTAAAAACAAAAAGAGGATGGATTAGAGTTGATCAATTATCTGAACATGACGAGATTGTAACTTTTTAATTTACTAAATAACTTGTGTAAAACAGAAAAGCAGGTTATAGAATGAGTAAAATAGAAAAACACAAACATCACATTATACCAAAACATGCTGGCGGGACAAATAATGACGACAATTTGATTGAAGTGTCTGTAGAAGAACATTTCATTCTTCATTATAAAAGATGGAAAGAATTTGGAGATCTTAATGATCTTTTTGCTTGTAGGGTTTTAGGATACAACAAAGAACTGTCGCCAGAAGAAAGATTTTTAATTTCTTCTTCTGGCGGTAGAAAGGCACAAGAAACATTAAGAAGATTAAAAGTATGTTCATATTATAATGATGGCAAAAGAAGGATATCTGGTCAAATGGGTAGAGATAAGTGCAGAGAAATTGGTTCTGGTTTTTATGATACGAAATTGCAATCGGAACTAGGAAAGAAAGGTGGTCCTAAAAATAGAGGATTTGTTTGGTTGAATGATGGTGTTTTTTCACACAAGTATACAAAGAAACAGCAGGATGATAAAAGTATTGAAGATTTTTTAAAAGAAAATCCAACCTATAGAATAGGAAGAATTGAAGAGAATACAGTTACATGCCCGAAATGTAATAAAAAGGGAAATTCTGGTGCGATGCATTTACATCATTTTGAAAATTGCGGTAAAAAAAGATCATTTAAAATAGAAAAAATAAAATGCCCACATTGCAATAAAGCTGGTGCAGGTGGGGCGATGAGAAGATTTCATTTCGATAACTGTAAGGAAAAGGAAAAGAATGAAAATTAAAAAAATTACAAAATTAGCAACACCAGAAATGACTGTTGATATTGAAGTATCAGATACGCATTCATATCAATTGGATAATGGTTGGGTAGTTCATAATACAGTTTCACAATTAGTTGATTCTGCTTCTGGAATTCATCCACGATATTCTCAGTATTATATTCGCCGCGTTCGCGCAGATAAGAAAGATCCACTTGCTAATTTCCTTATCTCCAAGGGATATGTTGCTGAAGAAGATTTCTATGGTAAATCCAATTGGGTATTCTCATTCCCAATGAAGGCACCAGAAGGTGCTGTTCTTACCAAGGATGTCACTGCTATTCAGCAGTTGGAACTTTGGAAGATCTATCAGGAACATTGGTGTGAACACAAGCCTTCCATTACAGTATTTGTTGGTGACGAAGAATGGATGGAAGTTGGTTCTTGGGTCTATAAGAACATGGCATCAATTTCGGGAGTTTCATTCCTTCCAAGAGATACTGGAACCTATCGTCAAGCTCCATACGAGGAAATTGATGAGGCTAAGTATAATGAGTTACTTGCTACTCAGAATCTAGACATTAACTGGATTGAGTTCAAGGAAGAAACTGATACCACGGAAAGTGCCCAAACATTGGCATGTTCGGCGGCGGGTGGTTGTGAAATCTGATCTAAGTAATTTTCTGGATAGCACTGACGAAAAGACTGACTTCTTATCAGTGCTTCCAGTATCAGTAATTGATATTGAGCCTCAAAAGAAAAGAAAGAATGAGGATCACAACAAACAATCAAGCAGAGCCAGCTATTCTCCTTTTCCAGAGGAAATAGCTACTCTCTGTTGTGAGTTCTTTTTACGTGATGCCACAACAATCTTTGATCCTTTTGCGGGTTGGGGAGAGCGTCATAAAGCAGCAAAAGATTCTGGCAAGAACTATATCGGCTACGATATTTCGCAAGTTGCCATTGATAAAGCTTTTGTTGATTACGGTGTAAAGAACATACTAGCTGATTCCAGAAAAGTTGATCCTCCTGTTTTTGATGGGCTACTTACATGTCCTCCATATTGGAATCTTGAGAAATATGATTCAAGTGAAGGTATAGACAGAGATAAGACATGGCCTGAGTTTGTTCAACATCTTGAAGATGTTTTTAAGCTTGCGTATGATAAAGCCAAGAAAGAAACAACGTTATGTGTAATGGTCGGTGACTGGCGCTCTAAAGGCGTCTACTATGATTTAGAATATGAAGTGTCGCGCATGTTTAAAGGCTTTGGTGCGACTATCATAGACAAAGTTGTGGTCAGCCGAAAGAAGATAAGTAAAATCAAGATCATGCTTCCTCAGTGTAAGCGTCTTGGTTATAGTGTTCGTGTACATGAAAATCTTTTGGTATTTAAAAAGAATGAAAAACTTTCCGTCAGTTAATTGTATCAGTTTACATGAAAGTGATGAAAGAAGAGCTTTCATGGAGCAACAAGCTTCTGAGTTTAATTTTAAAAGATTAAACATATATCAGACAGATAGATTTGAGAAATTATCAAAGTATATAAATGTTGATACTCCTCAAGACTTTCCACAAAATGGAACAATAGTTTCTCACTTAAACTGCCTGAGAGATTGGTATGTGTCTTGTGATGAAGAGTATGCTATTTTTTGTGAGGATGATATCAGTTTTGAATGTTTGAGATACTGGGATTTCACTTGGGATGAATTTATAGAAAATCTTCCAACATGGGATGTTGTACAACTAACAAGATTTGTTTACCCATGTGGAGAAGACTATAGAGATACATTGAAATTGAACTTCAAGTACGGTAGATGGTGGGGAGCAAATTCTTTAATGAAAAGATCCCACGTAAAAAATATACTCGACCTGTATTTTAAAGGATATAATGAATATTCATTATATGTTCCAGGTGGATGGCAAACAAATATAGAAAACCTTCTTTTCTACTGGGTAGATTGCGGTAATGTACCAATTCTAATAGAGAACAAAAAATTCTCTTCTACATATACAAGAGAAGGAATATTCAATACTAACTATATGTGTAGTGAGTATATTTTACATCTGTGGAAGACACGGGGGTATGGTTTGTCAGCAAAAGAATTATTGAAAATATGAAGGATAATTAATGAGAAATTTCGTTAGACATGTTTTACAAAACGGTGGAAGTATACATCCTCTTATTATTCCTCCTGAAGTGACAAATGGAACTGGAATTTTCAATCCATGTGTCTATAACGACAATGGTAAATTGATAATGAATTTGAGGCATTGTCAGGTTACGATTTATCATTCTGAAAAAGGAATATTTGAGCATGAGTGGGGTCCTCTGATCTATCTCAATCCAGAGAATGATATCACTCTTACAACATCAAACTATTTCTGTACTCTGGACAAAGATTTTCATATTGAATCTTTTCACAAGATAGATTTCAGCAAATTGGATGGTCCTTCTATCTGGGAATTCAAAGGTCTTGAGGATGGTAGATTGTTTCGCTGGAATGGAAAACTATACATCTGTGGTGTAAGAAGAGACACGACAACAAACGGACAGGGCAGAA